CAGTGGCGGCCTCTGTGGTCATGGGGTGATGGCATTGACGCTGAAGCGCCTGGGCCAGTGCCAGGCTCAGACCGAATCAGGAAATACAGAGAGAAAATGTCAGCCGATGACAAAGACTTTGACGCTGCCAGACGTAGACAGAAAAGACGGGTTGTGAAACGCGACCCTCTTGTGGCCGCGTTTTTTGGGTCTTAGTTATTCTTGCGCACCAATGGCCGCGCCAAATCCCATTTGTTCAGCCTTTTTGCGCAGTGACTGGGCCAGTGGCTCGACTTTCATTATGTTGGCCTTGCCCATCATTGTTGCTGCCAACTTGGGATCAAGCATAGCCTCAACAAGCAATTGCTGAATCTGCTGATCAGGCAATTTATAAAGAAAGTCCAGTGGCCTTGTCATAGTGCGCAATGTGGTGTTATCAGCCAATGACTCACTAAACACTCGGCCAATCAGGTTGCCCATGCTCATGTTTTGGAATGTGTTTGAACCAGGGGCTTTCACGCCTGGTGCAGTTGCAGCCTGACCACGATTGATCTCGTTGATGATGTTGTCCAAACGGGTCTGAGCCGCTGGCGACAATTGAGTGCCAATTTCCTCTGCCTTGGCGGCCACTTGCCTGCGTAATGCTGACGCTGCCAAGACTGGCTCACCCGTCATTAGGTTGGGCTGACCAGTTGTGACTTTGGCCTCGATGCCCTGCAACAAGCGCATCTGATCAATGGCACTCGATGACTTGCCATATTTCTCCATGTAGTTTTTAAAGCCTGGAGCGCCAGATTCAATGGCGTTGTCAATGACTGGCAATAGGTCTGCAAGTTGGCCTTTGGCCAGACGCAAATTGGCTTGTTCGCCTGCCAACTTGCCAGCCATGGCATCTGTGATGTCTTTTCTGACACTGTACAAAGCCATTGGGTCAATGGTCCCAGTATCAGGATCAACGCGCCTAGCCAATAGACTGTTGACATAGCCCATTGCCTCATCGACTGATTTGCGCTGGGTTGCAGGGTTGGCCATGATGCCGGAAATGGCACTTGTGATCGGCTCAACGCTTACGGGTTGTTTGTTTGCAAATGCAGACTCACGCATTGGGGCAGTGATGCTGGTGCGTTTGGCTTCAGCGTATGGGATAGAGCCAGGCTGAGTTACATCGCCACCACGGCCACCAAGCCTTCTGAATGATTCAAGCAAAGCCTGCTGATTTGCAGACAATACGCTTGGGAATGCACCAGACTGGTCCAATGCGCGAATGGCAGTTTCAGCCGCAGCCAAGCCAGGATCACGCGCACCAGCTGCTGTCGTGACTCTCACACCTGGCACAAGAGGCTGGGCCTGTTGCAAATTAAGTGCTGCTTGCTCTGGGTTTGTGGCCAGTCGATTCAAGACATTGCCAACAATAACCTCACGGCCTGTCTGCGTAAATGGCTTAACCATTGCACCAGGCGCTTCTAAGATTCTTTGTGTAGGCGAGAGCTTTGGGCCACCTGGGGCGACCATGCCTGCCAACATTGCACCGCCAACTTGGAGAGCTGGAGGCGCGCCACCTTCGCGCAACATTCCACCAGCGCCTGATGCTGTCAATGCAGCCGCTGTCTGGGCCTTGGGGCTTTGCGCAAAGAATTGGGCCAAGTCTCTAGCCACGCCAGGCAGTCTTGGCGCGACTTCACCAGCAAGACGGGCAACACCACCAGTGCCATAACCCGCAGTAGCCACATCTTGCATGATTCGCTCTTGGGGTGTTCTAGCCTCTGGGAATCCAATGCCTGTCAATGTTCTTTCAACGGCTTGGCTTTGCGTTGGGATTCTTGTCCCAGCAGCCAAGTTAAAAAAGTTGACCATGGGATCGACCACCATAGGCAGCAGGCCACCAGCAGTCAATGCCGCTTGAGCCATGGGTCGAACAGCCATTCCAACTTGACGGCCTAGTGTGTCTGGCGCTTGAGCTGGTGCAGCCACTGGAGGCGGCATTGTCTTTAATATTTCGGTGATCTGCTCTTTGGTCATGTCGTCAGGAAACCCGACTGGACCAACACCAATGACATTCACATATTGGGTCATAACTTCACCTTACTGGTAAACATATTGTTTTTTGACTGGGTCCCATGTTGGGACACCAGACATCATTGGTTGTGCAGCAGGGACAGCAGTCGGTGCAGGCGCTAATGGGGTGTAAGGCTCATAAGCCTTGCCAGCGGCCTTTTGCATTCCCAATGTAACCACACGCCTAGCTTCTGCTTTTTGCGCAATCTTTTCTGGTGTATCGCCCACCATTGGGAAATAGGTCGCATATTCTTGTCGCGCCTCATCCACACCAATGGCAGCACCGGACTCTTTGCGCAGCTTGGCGCGAATCCAGTCTTGTGCGGCTTGGTCGAATTGTTGCGTTTGCACATTTTGACTACTTCGAGCCGCTACACCACCCACAAACGGGATGGCCTCAAGAGTGCGAGTCATTGCTCCTGGTTGTGAGCCAGCAGGCAAACTGCCAATGATGCTTTGAGCCAATTCCATGCGCTGGGCAAAGCCAGCAGCATTTGTTTCACCCTCTGTCGGCTTACCGCCAGAGACACCTTTGAGTTGTTGGCCACCAGCGCCCATGACTGGCGTGGCTGCACCGCCTGGTGCTTTTGGCACATAGGCAAAACCTTCTGGGGTTTCTCTGATCTCTGTCGCACCACGCAAAAATTCTTGTTGACGCAAGCCAAGACCACCTTGGGCCACGGCCAAATTGCCTCTGGCCACTTGCAAATTTGCAATTTCACTTGGAGTCATTGTCTGGGCAAATGTTTCGCCACCCTTCAATGACGACTTGTTAACAGCCACAGTCTGGCCACCAAGGTTTTGCAAGACGACATCGCGCTTTGGCCCAAAGCCTTGCATGGTCTTGATGTCGCCAGACTTATATTGCTGGACCAAGATGGGATTGCCTTTAGGGTCAGTCACCTCAAATGGTTGGCCAACAACTTCAGCCCTTGGGTTTAAATCTCTGGCAATGTCTTGATAGCGCTTTGCGTCTTCACCTTTGCCAGCTGCTGCATAAATGTCTGCGATTCTTAAATACTGACCAGCTTTAATCTCATTAGCACTTGGCTGTGGAATATTTGCAGCCAGTTCAGCACGGGCCATCGTTGGGCCAGCTTGCATACCAGGCACAGCCAAGGCTTGCATCTCTGGACTCAATGCAGTTGGTGCAGGGCCAGTCAATACGCCAGCGACTTGCTTTTGTAAATCTTGAGCTGTTTTGGCTTCTTGGAGTTTTGCACCCAAAAGCAAATCTTGAAAAGAGCCAGCTCTAGCCTGCTGATAACCTTGCTGGCCTGCCTGCAAAGCTGATCCAAGTGCTTGGCCCATACTGATTGGGACTGCACTTCGGCCACTGGCCTGCAATAGTGCGCCAGCTGCTGACAGTGCCGCATTACGGCCAAGCAGTTTGCGCTGATCTTCTGTCAGCAATGCATCAAGCCCCGTTGGCACACCGCCACCGCCAAACATACTGCCTAGATTTGAAAAATCAAATTGAGTAGCCATATTTCCACCTTAATCCAGTAAACCTTTGAGGCGTGTATTGACCACATCGCCTCTGCTCATCATGTTAGTTGATCCCGTATCTGGTGCAAGCAAAGATGCAGCCCTCATGGCCCGTCTTTCCTGACCAGGCTTGATGGCCAGCTCTGCCACCGGAATGCCGCCTCTATCCATGGCCACCGCCACATTGTCAAAGCCCTTGGCCTGATCGTATGCATAGCCAAAGAGCGCCATGCCCACATCTTTCTCAGACCCTTGGTCAATGATCTTGACCTTTGCAGGGTCACTGGTGATCACAATGCCGCGGCTTGTCTGAGCCACTGTCAACCCGTCAGGAATGCGCGAGGGCATCGGTGATCCAGGCGTGATCAGGATGGTGTCACGCTTGCTTGATGGATCAAGCAAAGCCATGAGCTGCGCGTCAGCGTAGCGTTGTGGCTCTGGGGTTGGATTGTTTGGCATATTAAATTAAGGCAGCCAATGCACCAAGACCAGCGCCAGTGCCTGCTGTCAGGCCAAGAGTGCCAGCCAATTGAGAGCCAGCCAATGCACCGCCTAATAGGCCAGCACCGACATTCTGGCTGTATGGAGTCGTTGCCACCATGCCAAGGTTGGCAGGCTGCGCACCGAGTGAAGACTGGACCACGCCAAGACGCTGGAGGCCAATGTTGCGAATCGCATCCATTTGTTGCTGGTCCAAAGCCTGACGCGCACCACCAGCAGCCATAACTGCTTGAGCGCCACCAAGACGCAATGCTTGCTGTTGAGCCGCCAAATTACCTAGCTGGCTTGCACCGCCTAGCCTTAATTGCGCACCTTGCAAGCCTGCTTGCTGATTGGCAATGTCGGCTGCTGATCTGCGCGCAATGTCTGCCTGCTGCATGGCCATTGCCTGGTTAAATGCTTGCTCGTTTAATGTTGTGCCAAGTGTGCCAGCCTGCTTGGCAAAGCCTGCATTGGTCAAAGCCTCGGCCACACCTTGTCGTGATCCACCAAATGCACGGGCTTGTGTGGCACGTTCACCAGTCTGCTGGATGGCAGCGCGTCTTGCTGATTCCAGATCAGCCAATGCGTTTTCACGCACCATGCTTGTGTATGGGTTCATGTAAGAGCCAATTGAGCCTGGACCTTGTCCCATGCTCAAATTGGTCTGCTGCGCTGAAATCTGTGCAGGCTGGTAAACACCGCCATAAGCCGCCATCTGCGCGGCCAAGTCTGTGCCAGTAATGCCTGGGCCAGCAAGGCCCGTGTTGACCAGAGCTTCCTCGCCTGCTTGGTACATCGGGTTATAGCCAGCAAACTGCTGAGTCGGCAAAGCGCCAGCGACCCCTTGGGCCTGCTGAAAGTTGGCCAAAAATGCTTCTTTGATCTGTGGATCAATGGAGCTTGTTGAGGTTGTTGTTCCACCTTTTGACATATTGCCACCTTATCCGAGTAAAGATTTCATTTTCTTGGCAGACACTTTGCCTTCGTTGATCATGTCCAAAAGTCCACGGCCATATTTATCGACTGAAGACTTCTTGATCACATACTCACCCATGTCAAGATTGACAGCGCCATCATCTGGACCAGGAGGGTTTGCTCCAAACATCAAACCGCCATGGACATAGCCGCCTTTGGCCAAGCCTGTTGATTCTTGCTGATAGCTTGGCGTTGCAGCAGCCGCTGTTGCTGCCGCTGTATTAGCCAAATTAGCCGCAGCGATCTGGTCATATAGACCAGGGTTATATCCACCCATTGCTTGGCCTGCCACCACATTGGCGTATGGATTGCCAACTGGTCGCATCTGACCCATGACTTGGGCATAAGGTGAGCCAGTGCCACCGACCACATTGGGGTTGTACTGAGCGCCAATTGGGATTGACTGGTAATTGGCAAAGTTCTGGGCAAAACCTTGTGTGGCATTTGCGAATGGCGTTGTGCCACTGATGCTCATGCTGCCAGTTGGGCCGAGCAAGCCACCAGTGCCACCGGTCACGCCACCAGTGCCACCAGTCACGCCAGTAGTGCCACCAGTCACACCACCAGTCACGTTAGTGCCAGTTCCTGTGCCACCAGTCTTTTGCAGTGCAGCCAAACGCGCTAATTCAGCCAAACGGGCTGCTTCAGCATTGCGTTGCTGCAAAGCCAAAGCCGCTTCGTTTTGTCTGCGAATTAAATCTTGTTGCGCTGCATTAGCAGCTGCCAATTGAGCCGCAGTCAAAGTGCCAGCAGAAGTCCTAGCCTCTAAATTTCTAGCATCAATCAATGCTTGGCTGGCCGTTCTGTCTCTGGCTGTACGCGCTGCAAGCTCTGCATCAGCCGCGGCATTGGCAATCAATTCAGCCTCAGTTGTTGGCACTGCTGTCGTGTATTGAGATGCAACACTCTGAGTTGTCACGCCAGTCGCACGGGCCACATCTGCTGGGCTTATGCCAAGACGATCCATTTCAATGCGCAACATGGCATTGCTTGTGCCTTTTTGTTGCGCATCAAGCACAGCGTTGAAAATGTTTCGATCAAATTCGGCCTGCGTCATGCCGTTGGCCAATGCCCAATTGAGTGCTTCTGATGCCATATTTATTCCCCTAAAGTTCCTTTGCCATTACAGACCATTGTGGACTGTAACCTTCGTCTTTTAAAAATGTCTTTGCCCAGCCTCTTCGGCCTGCCAAAGTCACCCTGGTGCAACCAACTGATTTGCCCCAGGATTCGATCAATGGTCTCATCCTTGAGAGTTCATCTAGGTCGCCACCAGCCAGAAAATAATGCAAATTCTTTAGCCTGGGATAGACAATGATCTCTGTCAATACCACCGAGTCCTTGGCTGGCCACAGCTGTAATCTGTGATCTTCAACCATCTCAGCGACATCGTCAAAATTATGTGTGCCTCCAGAGTATTCTAATGCCGCCTCCACATGATGGCGCAGTCTTTCCAAATGCTCTTTATCACTCATCGCTTACCAGCTGGCACTGCATCAAGCCTCATCACGCCAATGCGCCAGTCGGCCAAAGTGTTGCCAGTCACCTTCATATTGACTTGACGGCCAGAAAACCGGACAGAAGTCGGGTTGGCTGCCGTATATGGTCCAAATGACGATTGTGTGCCTGTCGGGTAATTGCGGGTTTTGAATGAAACCACCGCCTCGCCCAGTGTCTGCTCGTCTGGGACAACTTGGCGCACCGACATGATGTTGTCGCCATTGCCCAATTGGACTGGTCCAGACTCGGCATAAAGGCTGGCGCTGTCATAGTTAAAACCGACCTCATGCTCATAGATGTAACCAGTGCTAGACACCATCAAAGGATAAGTAAACACCCCAGCATCAACCCCAGCAGTTCGACCCAATGTGCCAATGTTCCAGTGGTTTTCGCGGTAATTGAAAGTGACATAAGAGTCATTCTCATTGCTGCCACTTGATGGATAGAACCACCAGATTTCACCAAACTTACTGACATGGACCGAGTAAATCTTAGATGCCTGGGCAAAGTTGATATTGGTAAAGATGTAATCTGACACATCACTTGGCAGTGGTTTGACATAGCCGTCATATATCCAAAAGCCAGAATTGCTCATCCAAATGGCTGCCGTATCAATAGCCGCCACTGCTTGGGCCGAAATGAGACCGCAGCCGCTTGCAGCCTTCTCAAAGCCATAAACAAATGGAGCGCCAACATACTGGGCCGTGTGGACATCCACATCTGTAAACAGTAGGTTGACACCCTTGACCCGCTTGCCAGCGATCAATGTGCCAGGGCTGGCCAAGTCATAGTCGCCTGCCAGATTGTCGCCTGCTGGTGTCCACTGGGTATTGTTCTCTTGGTCGCACCACTGCACTTTGCGTGGGTTTCCACCAGCGCCAAGGGCAAAGATAATGCGCTCTTGGGTGACTAAAACCGCCTTATTGTTGACTGGGGCATTGGCAATGGCCGCGGCCAATGTTGGCGTTGAAAAGCCTAATTGCCACTCATAAATCTTGCCATCCCATGAAGAGCAAGCAATCAAATACTCACCCCATGTGTCCAGCGACCAGGTGGTGGCTGCAATGGGTGTTCCAGTGTCAGGCCGTGCCACGCCATAGGCCAATGTGCCATAAGTGCTGTAACCATAGCCTGTCAGCACAGTGGAGCTGGCATAGCCACTTGTGAAGCCTGTGGGCGTAATGTCTTTGAGTGTTCCAGCCTCATTCATGGCATAGAGCTTGGAATGTGTACCAGCGCCAATGTATCGATTGCCACTGTTATCGCGCCAAGTAATGATGCCTCGGCATGAGCCTGTCATCTGTGAGCTTGACCTGGTGCGCCATCCATTGATGGGGCGCAGTGTCCCTTCATACCAGCGAACTAGGTTTGCGTCATACCAGCGGCCAGCTGCCTGGTATTCAGTACCATTTCGGAAAACACCTGGGGGTAGCTTTAAAGGTATGTACATGGCAGTATTTAGGTAATGTTTGAGACAAAGCTCATTGTGACAATGGCTGATGGGACTGCTGGCCGTGTTGGGCTTGTTCCAGCAGCGTATTGCTCAATGGACACACCCGTGTCGGTTGGCCTCCACATTATCTCAACATAGTTGGTCGCATTTAAGCTGACAAAGTAATTCATGGCAGCAATGGTGTGATACGGGTCTCCAGCAGCTTTTCTAGGTGCAAAGCCAAATCTGCTGTTTGAGTTAGCTACATTTGTACCATTGACCCGAAACCAGACATCCACATCCTGAGAAGAATTTGTCGTATTTGCAAACTGAATAGAAAACTGCAAGTTCCAGATTCCGGCATCGGCCACAGTGATCCTTGATCCACTGGCAATAGTCACGCCATTGGCAAAGTCTGTGGTGTTGAATGTGACCGGATAGGCCGTGGTGGTGTTGGCAGCCACTTGGTCGGTCGAATCTTGGAAAGCCCCATGGGGGTTATTCATAAACCGACCGCCCCTTGGTCCAAACAAAGAACCAAGCACAAATGACAGTTTCTTAAAGTAAACAGTCAATGCGCCATTGTTTTCGTTGAAATGCCTGCGCTCATAGGTCTCGGTCGGATAACCGAGTCCTGGTGGAGCTGGATTCTCAAGTTGTTGTGTTTGGCTGGCCATGGTCTAATTTTGCCCTAAATGGGGCTTACTTGGCCATCAAGTACAGCCCCACATTTGAAAATGCGTAGCCTGCATAGACCACTGCCATGTGCGGGTTGCCTTTAAAGAGCTGCTCCCCAGCAATGTAGGCATAGATCGCGCCAGTCAGAATGATCAGCCAGGCGCTCAAAATTCACCCACATCGATGACCTCACCCCTAAATTCCACCATGTCTTCGTCAAATTTGTGGACCAGCTCTGGCCACAAAAGTGTCCCATTAAAGAAGTTCAGCACCGCAAAGCCTGATCGATGATTGGCTGGATTGATTTCGGCATAGGTAAATTGTGGGCCATCAGTCTCAGCCAAAGTGCCTGTATCTACTCCAAAACGATTGCCGTTATAGTCAGCAAATGGCGTGACCTTTAGGCTATGCAAGTGTCCAGTAACTATTGACACACCCGCATTGACAGTATTGTTGTGAGTGGCATGAACACCACCCTTGTATCGGTGCTTGATGATGCACTGCTCAGTGGGCCATACCGCCCAGCAAAACTCCCAATCTAGGAAGTGGTCTGTTAGCTTAAATCCCAATACTTCTTTAAATTGTGGTGCGTGTTGGGCCAGTCGGTTGCCAAATCTGACATCGTGATTGCCCCATGTCCACAGTAGCTTTACATTATGTCGGACAGACTTTGCAATCTCCTCTATTTCGTTAAGCGCACCCTGACAAGCCTTTAGTTCTTGAATGACAGTAGTCGCTGGTTGTTCAGTAACGTCATGGCGGCTTATAGACGCACCATCAAACGCATCTCCATTGCAGATCACCGCATGAGGCTTGAATTCTTGGATGGCCCACAGTAAGCCTTTAAAGGCCGTAGACCTTTGACCAGGTATGAAATGGGCGTCTGAGAAAACAATCACAGTGCCATCTAGCATTCCAAGTTCAACTTGCTTGAGTGGACTAAATGACTTGGGTTTATTTTTATCGTATTGCATACCACGCAAGTCACTTGCGTTAAGCACCATGTTGTATTGTTTTTCAATCCACCTTCTGCGTAAATGAGCCGCCCTATTGTTTATTCCCAAATGTTTGGCTATTTTTGTGGCAGATTGAAGTTGACCCCACAGTTGGATAAACTCCATATCACTGCAAGTTTCGTTATGAGCGCCCATGAGAATCCTTAGAGAGTAATTTTTCTAGCAGATTGACCACCCTATGCTCTTGTGTCTCAATCTCATCTTGAGATGACTTAGGGTCTTGAGCCACTGTCATAAGATCATGCAAAAAGACATGAAGCAATTCATGCAGGGCCGTCTGGTCTAAAGATTCTGGGGTGATCTTTTCAGCACCAAAGTCACCCAAACGATATGTGGCCAGTCTGGCCGCTTCATTAAATTCCACTGAAGCCATGGCATTCTTTGCAGGCTTCAAACCCTTCTCAATGCGCCAGTCGCCAAGATTAAGCACTTGCTGCCACTTCCGCACACTTTGTGCAAAAAGCGCGGAGTCTTCTGGTGTGGGAATGTTTGACATATCAACACCTTACATGACTTATATGTCAATTTAATTTAAGTAAGCACTGAAAGTGCTTCATTTATATGCTTAATCCTATCATCTAAGCCAATAAAACCGCCATTGATCTTCTTGGTCATGGTCCGGTAGTCTTGACTATCCGCATACTGGTTGAGCTTGTGGGTGTCCCAAAACCATCCAGCAGTGAGCGCTGCATACTGGGGCGTGGCCACCAGTTCGGGATTGGCCCAGAAGTCAACACCCAGGGCCTTGCCAGCGTGAAAATACGAACTAGCGCCAGTCAGCTGGATGCATCCTCGGCCAATAAAACGCCAGGCATCACCAGAAGCCTCATCCCTGTTGCCCATACGATTCGAGTAAACGACTGTGGCAATGAGCTTTGGATTTCGCTGGCAGGCTTGGGCCTTGGCCGCGTCAAAGCGCTTGGGCCATGTCTTCATCAGCCCGGCAGCAGAATATGACAGACCCTCTTTTAGCATTTTGAAATTTGCACACTCATGGCTGCACTGGCCGATGAATGCAGCCTGGCGCAATGGCGTTGAAATGTCAAAGCGCTGGAAAGTTTCATTAAGCGCATCGACCCACTCTGGACCAATGTGCAGTTGTTGGAGCTGCTGACTATTGACCATTGACTAAAACCCTCATTTCGTTATAGGCGTTGATGCAGGCGTTGAGCTTGACAATGGCTTTGTCTCCATCGGCTGCGATGTCGATAAGAGCTGCAATAGTCTGTCGCTCAAGTTCGCTTGCATCGGTGTTGCTATTTCCTGTGGCAATGGTGGCACTTGTGCTGGCTTGTGGACAACTTGGGGCTGGGAGGCGCAGCCGACCAGTGTGAGCAAGCTCATGCATAGCAGACTGTTTTTTCTTGACATCATCTTGGGCCTTTCTCAATTTCGTTTCTTGGTCTGACAATTTAGAAGTCATGTTTTTTTCAAGTTCACGGGCTTCATCATTCTTTTGGGCAATGGCCAGTTTCATGTCATTGTCCCTGTCTTCCCAGCCAAAGTGATAGCCACCTCGGTAAGAGCCAAACAAGGCAATGCAGATTGCCAATATCAAATATGGTATGGGTATGCCAAACATTATTCTGACTCCTGTCTGGCCTGCGCCAGCTGTTCGCGCTCATGGTCATCCTCAAGATGGTCCGGTGGCGTGTCTGGTGGTGGACCAGGTGTCCAAGACTCATCAAGCTCTGGATTGGTCCACTTGGGCATTGCACCAAACGGCTGGTTGGGGATGCCATTGGTGGTGGCATTAAAGCCGTGATTGTTGCTGTAACCATATTGGCCATAACCGCCCATTGGCTGACCAGGGCATTGCCCCATCTGCATGGGTGGTGGCTGCTGCCTAGAAGTCATTGCCCGTTTACCGATAACACCACCAATACCGCCCACAATCAATAGAACGATATCGTTCAGCATCTTGGTATATGCCTGGTCAATCGGGGCCATGCTCTTAATTGGCTGGGTGACAAAAGTCACTGAGTACAAAAGAGAAATCACGATAAAGAAAAGAATCAGGGTGACAGCAAGCACCACAATGCTCCAGACCCTGACTTCAATTTCTTCAGTTGTTAGGTTTAACTTCTTCAACTTTTTTCTCCAAGATTGGTGCGACTAAATACTCTGGACAAGTCTGAGTAAATAGGCATCTAGGTTTCTGACAATCTGTCGCATGAAAATTATCGGGATTCTGGCACTTATATCGATAATTTTCTTCGCAGCCAGTTAACAGCAAAAGAAGCAATAAATATCTCATTTGCCTAAACCAACCTTTCCAAGTAGAAGATTAACAATTCTGTCAGACAGATCATCAGGTAAGAATTTCATAAACCCCAAGAAATAAAGCGCCACACACCCGTAAACGAATATCTTGAGGCATAGGTCAAAGGTCTTTTGATACTCATTCACCGACCACACCTTCTGGTAGCTGCGCAAAATTCCATCAATTCATTCACACCGACAAACACCAAAAACAAGACAAAGCAGACTCCACCAATTGCCAGGCCAATCTCTAATTGTTCTTGCTCTTTCTCTTTGGCTGCTTTCTCTGCCTTCTTTAACGCACTTATTTCTTTGGCATCAGCAAGGTCCATCTCGGCCTGCCTGGCTTTAATCTTGTTCCAGACATCGATCTTGCCTGTCTGCATGAAAAGCATTTTCAGCTCTTCCTCAAATGCTCTGGCCTGCTCCAGTGCCATCTCGATCTGGAGGGCCGTTCCCATGTTGCTGCCTTTGCCAGACTGCTTGGCTTGGAGCATGGCCTTGGTGGCAGTTGACTTGGCATCGAAAAGTTTGCCAATCATGGGCGCAAGTGAGCCTAAGTCATTGGCAACATTTGCTGCCTTCTTGACCATGCTAATGGCGCTTTGTATTCCTGCTAGGGCCGTGATTGGATCGATCATTTTCTCTTCTCCCACTTGAGACAAACAACCTTCCGATTGTAGACATCACCAGTCCATGTCCACCTGGTGCATCGATATTCTGTGGTTGCTGCTAATAGGACCAGAGCATAGATCATGGCCACATCAAAACAATGACAAAACTGCACCAAATTACAAATGCAGTAATGCAGACCGCAGCAATGATTGCCACGGCCCAGTCTTTCATTTTTTAATCCAAGTCTGCCAAATAGCACCAGCAGCCATGATCAATCCACCCACCCACAGAATAGGCTTGGCAGCAGAGGCTATCCAGCCAAGCACTTTAAAAGCCCCGTCAAGAGCCTTTAAAGCCTCCACAAGACCACTTGTGTTCTTGTCTATGGAATCTACTTTAGCTTCAACTGCAATCAGTCGCTCGTAGATTTGTTCGTGGGTGACTTCTTGTGGCATTTAAACACCCATTTGTTTTCTTATCTTGGTTGCTGAAATGGCGTGTGTTGCATCATCAAAAGATTCTTGTTCAATCTTGTATCCAACATCACGCCCATAGGTGATGTTAACAATATTTGGGACAAGTTGTATCTCATACTGGCCTTGATACAAAGGGTCTAAATCACGTTTGATAAAGTCTTTGACCTGATTGGCCGCAAACGGGTTTGAGCCGTTCCAGCCCTGGCAGTCTCTGATCTGGATGACCACCTGACCCGTCTTGGCCAATGATCTCTCAAACAGCTTTCGATGGCCTTCATGCCATGGCTGCCATCTGCCCAACATCTGGACAGTTTCTTTCTGCCAATCAAAGACAGGGCGAGGGCGTTCATCCAAGATGTGGGCAGCAATGAACTCACCCCACTTTTCAGCCTTCTGCTCAGTAATCCTAAAGTCATACTGCTCTGGCGCAACAAACACCTTGTTGGTGTCTTCAAATCGGCCTTGATTGATCGTGTCTACCCAGACAGTCCAGTCAGCCTTAAAGTTGTTGCGCATCTCAACCAGCGGGGCAACAAAGTCGCAGATCACATAATCCACATCGAAGCTGTCAGCAAGATCACGCATCCGCAGACTTTGGCGAATACGGCCTTCATGGGAGAAATCCCAATCATTGTATTTCTTACGCACATCATCAGCGTTCAGCCACATGACTGTTTTATGGTTGTTTTGCAGATGCTCAAGAATATGCTGCGCAAGGTAAGTTTTACCAGCACCAGGCAACCCCATGATTAGAATTCTTTTCATCCCTTGACCTTATAAAGTTGTTTGATTGCAAACTCTGGAGCTGGTGTGCGCCAGAAGTCTTTGCCCGAATACTTCTCCCATACTGACTTTGGCAGAATTGACGGGCGCTCTTGCCATGTCACTTCTTTGCGTACTGTATGCAGACTCTTCATGTTCAAGGCTTTGTCAAACACTTCGTTCTCATACTCAACATTCTTGAAGTCATGGTCAAAGTAAGGCTTGCCAATAAACCCATAAATCTCACGCATCACGCTTTCGGGCTTTTTGCATAGAGATTCATATTCCACCAACATAATCATGTCGGGGTTTAACAGTAAACCTTCTTCTAAGAAGTAATAAGGCTTGACCACTTGGCCTTCTTTCTTTACATCCATCAAGGCATCGCACCTTGTTGTGACTGTCTGCCTAGCTTCATCGTCTGTCAGGCTTGCACCATACAAAGAGTTCTTGGCAGCAATACGCTCAAAGCTGTCCAATATCCAAGGCAAGTCACGCACACAGCAAATAATCTTTGTCTGTGGGTACAGGTCTTTTAGCAAAGATGTTTTGGCAGTCCATCCCCTGCTAGTGTCAAATACAGTTTTAGGACTGACAGACTCGTAGTATGCATTGACAATAGATTTAAGAATGTGCCTGCGGCGATCTTCGTCAATCAAATGGTTGCTCTCACTGCCCGTGATGACGTTAATGGTTGATGCCACCAAGCCTTGTACGGGGGAGGATATATCTGCATAGAACTCAGGGTTCTGACGCAAGATAGCCGAGAGCAAAGTTGAGCCTGAACGTGGCAAACCTGAGATGAAGAAAAACTCTTTCATCCTTGATTAGCCTGTGGAATCCAGTTGACTGTAGCTTCATCCCATTGATAGCGCACATTACCGCCATTCATGATGGCATCAACGGGTCTTGGTACAGGCGCACTCCAAGTCATCGTGTCTGGGTAACCAACCCAAGATGGGTAAGGTCTACGCGCCAGATGTTCAGCGTCTTTAGCGGCATTGAACTCGGCTTCAGTCAAAACCTGCAACACACCAGCAATAGTCGTGTCGGCATCATCATCGCAAGTGCCGTAGTATCTTGGCGCACGAAGATATGTGCCGTCAGGGGCTGTAGATACAGGCCATGTAGAACTGTCATGCCAGATATGAGTCCAACCTTTGATGGCTGGCATGGATGGGCCTGTGCGCTGCGGCTCAGATGTGCAAACTATTTTTGTTACTGCATCTACTTCGGTAATGCAAATGTACATTGTGATGCTCCTTATAAAATTTAAACTGCTACTCTGCGAACAGCTCGCACAGAATACGAATAGGTTTTATTGGAAAATGTCTGATAGCCGTTACTGAAGTTTTGCATTTTTGCTGTTTGAGAAGAATCCTCGGTGCTAGACCAATAATAAGTCGCTGTAAACGCTTGTGCGCCGCCTGTTTGGAAAGCTGTTGCTGAGGTTTGTGCTGGTGTTCCAGCCGTGTAATTACTGCCACGACTAGGGACTGCGTTGGTGTTAGTGCCTGATGATGTGTTGTTGCTCGTTGTAGTGGGTTTTAAATTGTAGTAACACACTTCCAACTCATTTTTTGCAGGCATATACCAATCACTAAACCCACCAATAACCAAGTCATTACAGAAGTGACCCGCTGGGTAAACAGTAGAATTTCCATCAGCAACAATATCTGCCGTGTTCTGTGGGCCATTTATAACACTGTCTGCACCCGCAGTAGCTGTGTTTGCATTTTTATATACCTTAGAATTTTGAGCAGTAGAAACTGGGCCAATAACTAAGTTGTGTGTAGCAACACCGCCTACACCAATCTGCCCCGCAAAGAACCCACCCTCATAAGCCGAACCAATAGCTGGCCCTGTAAAAAAACTTCTTTGATTTTGAAAAACAGCTTGTAGTGCGCCACTCATGTTAAACCACTCCCTGAAATTAACCAGTTTGTTGAAGTAATCTTGATGGCAGTTGCTGACCCATATTGAGCCAAACTGCGTGAGCCTGTAGTGCCAGCAGAAGATAAATACATTGTGTCAGACGTAATGGCAATCGTTACCACTTGGCTTGTCATGTTGATAAACGTGATTGCAGTTCCAATTGGGTAAGCCACAGAACTATTTGCTGGAATTGTGAAAGTTCTCGCATTGGCATCACTTGATGGATGGAAGATGTGTTTGCCAGCATCAGCCAAAACTAATGTGTAAGCAGCAGATTGACTGTTCTGTGGAATATTCTTATATCCAACTTCATTTGTTCCATCTACTGTGCAAGATGACAATGTGCCGCTTGATGGTGTACCCAATACTGGTGTTGTCAGCGTTGGGCTTGTCAACGTCTTATTAGTCAGTGTCTCTGTGCCGTTCAAAGTAACATCACCAGTGGCAGCAGCTGCAAAACCTAATGTGCCAGAGCCGTTTGTTTTAAGCACATAGTTGGCCGTGCTGTCAGCTGTGGGCAATGTGAATGTCGTGACAAAGCTCTGCAAGTTGGAATCATAGGCCAGCACATCAGTGCCAATGGCCACGCCAAGTGCTGTCCTGGCTGCTGATGCAGTAGCGCCACCCGTGCCACCTTTTGTGACCTTTAACACTGGGCCTGCATCAAACAATGCGTCAATGCTGTCTAGGTCAGAATTGATCTTCGTTCCCCAGGTGTCGGTGGATGCACCGACTTCGGGTTTCGTCAGCAATAGATTTGTGGTGGTTGAATCTGCCATGTTTACCCCTATGCGGCTATTTGCCAAGTTTCGCTATTATCAGCAATTGCAGTCCAAGTTTCACTTGAATCACTAATTGCATTCCATGTTTCTGACTGGTCAGAGATCGGTGTCCAAGTTTCTGAATTATCAGATATTCCTGACCAGCTCTCTGACGTGTCGTTTTCTTGTTCCCATTTTAGTCTTGCATTGACCGCCATGGATGACACTGCAATGAAGAGAATTTGGGCAGACTGCCTGCGCTGCGCATCCACTGCCATGGCGCTGGTGGCCACAATGACCATGCCAGAATTGCCAATGATCGTGGTGGACACTGTCAGGGTTGATGCGTCAACAATGTCAAATGCACCAATTGCCACTCTGGTGGCTGCAATTGATACTGTACTGGTGTCGCTAATGGCGGCTTCGCCTATCGCATACCTGACACCATCCACGGCCATGGTGGATGTGTCGCTGATGGCAAATGATGCAGTTGTCAGCCTATTGGCCTCCACGGCCATGGTGCTTGTGTCGCTGATGGCCAGTGATGCACTAATAATGACATTTGCGTCAATCGTGACTGTGCTTGTGTCAGATATTAAGACTTCAGCAAATGTGAATCTGGTGGCTGCCACCGACATGGTGGACTGCGCGTAAATCTCAAACTGGGTATTGGAGACCACCGATGCCTCAATGGCCATGGTGGATGTGGCTGTAATGTTTACAGCAGGCTCAAATGTGCCTCTGGAGTAATTGCCCTTGCCATAAGAGCCGTAGCCGTAGCCTACCCTCGGATCAGAGTATTGACCAGCGCCAAAATTCCCTGATCCATAGGCTGCCATATTAGGCCAAAGTGATGCTCAATGAAGATGCTGGAATGCGCAAGACATCGCCAGAATTGATTGTGCGAGCTGTGGTCAGTGGTGACCAGGCCAAAAGGTTTCCACCCGTAGATGCGTCAAAAATGCCTGCCCAGCCAACTGATCCCCAGTTACCGCCAGAAGCAGCTGCAAACTCGATGGCCGCTGCATTGGTGAATGTCGTGGCCGTGCCAGAGCCGGAAATCGTGCCAGTAACCACGCGAGCATAGCCATTGCCAGAGACCTCAGTGCCGCCACCCGTGTCACTGGGTGCAGCCGTGAAAAGGCCAACATACCAGGCAGTTGGGCGCGTGGCCGTGTTAGTTGTAAATAGAAAATTTAAAACTAGGTTTTCGGTGTAGTCGCTGAAAGATGACATGGTCTAGTCCTTATCCAAAAGTCTTTGCACGGGTCAGTAATGCACCACCAGAAGATGCACTTCGATCATCGGCAGTTTGTGAATCATTCAAGGCGCGCTCATAGAGTGTTGCCCATGTCTGGATTCTCGCATCATCTTGCAAGTATGGTGCAGCCTGGAGCAATGCTCCATACAGATAAATGTCTGGGTTTGATGTCAAAAGCCAATTGCTTGTATTGGCATTTGATAACTTTGCCAACTTTGCGTAATAGGTCAGTTCGGTCGTGTAGTTTGCGTCTGGTGTTGGGACTAATCTAAACTGGCCACCAACAATGCCAAAAAATTTGGGTCTGGCGCTGGCCGTGAATTTGGTCATTTCATTGTCAAGCGCATCAATACTTAAAAACGACAATGGGGTCTGGGGGTTTGTGCTTGTGAGCTTGAGGGATTTGACCTCCAAAAAGTCACTTGGCACTGCACCATATTGCGCATCAAAAGACGCATTGGCCCTGACGATCATCTGCCTGGTGCGCAGTGTTCGCTCAATTTGTGCCTCGGCCAGAGAGATAAAGTCAGGAATGACAGAAGTCAGGTCCGACCGATTAAGCCAGTCGCCAATGGATGTCTTTAATTCTGCGTAAGTGCTAAGTGCCATTTTTCGCCTCTTTTTCCATCTCTTTTTGCATCTCTTTTTCCATCTCTTCTTTGACAATCCAAGTGTGTGGGTGGCCAAATTCAAAAGTGCCTATGTGGCCAATTTCATGCGAGACATCGTGGTCGATGTAGACTTTAAAGCCCAGCTCTCTGGCTTTCCTACAAAAGAACACATCTTCACCCATGTAGCCCCGTGTGGTCTGCCAAGGCATATCAAACCATGGCTCAGACATACCCTCAAACACCTTGCGCTTGATCAGCATTATGCCCGTTCCAATGCTTCCCACCTCTTCCAATCCAGTCGAATCTGGCATGGTAAAGACGGGGATTCGTTTGTCGTTCTCGTCATAGTTCTGGGCCGTTGGACCAGTGGGCATTCTGCGCCTGGCACAGTTGGCAGCCACAATGTCTTTGTCATGGGCCAAGAGCCTTCCCACCATGTTTTGGGGAAATGTCATGTCCGAGTCAATGAAGAGAATGTGTGAGCAGCCCTCGGCCATCGCATCCAAGCAAAGGTCAGCCCTTTGGTTTTGGAGAATCGTGCCTTGCATCAGTTTTAGACTGATTGCATCATCAGTGCTGATTGTGTGATACGCCACCATATTGACTAAGCAATAGCAATAATTGGTGTGGACTTGATCACGGGCAGGGGTGCATACAGCAATGTAGTTCATACTTTCCCAGGTCTTGTTCTAAAAAATTTGTTGTCGCTGTCGTTGAGCCAGCGTTTCATGTATTCCTGATCATCGATCTTTCCCTCGGCCTTCATCTTATAAAAAAGGGATTCGGGGATAGATGCCACCAAGTGCCATTCGCCAGTCCAGTTGGCCTTCTCATCCACAGCGTTATAGATGGCCTTGTTGGCCTCCACCACCGCAGTCACATCTTGCTGGGTCTCAATGGTCACATCGCCAGTTTCAGCATTCTCATGCCAGAAGCGCTTGATGCCTTGATCTTTGTTTTCGCTCAGTAGTCTTTTGTGAATCATGTTAAAAAAAGGGCCAAGTTTCCCTGGCCCTTTCCGTTTACCTTCGATTAAGAAGTAACTAAGTCTGCTGCCAGACCATGGGCATTTTCAGCCGTAACTTTGTGACCCCACTCAGCGATCAGCATACGCTTTTCAGCGTCACCAGTCTTGGCCAATTCGACTTGTGCGTAAGGGCGCAGCACAGTCATCTTGGCGTAGTCAGGGTCGATCACCCATGCATCGCGCTCACGCTGGAATCTATTTGCAATGACCTGTACGTTTCCGAAATCTGAAACATAAATGTCAACTGCACCAACCAATGTGGCAGGCTTTGCACCGCCATCAATGTTGAAACGGCTGGAGGCAATACCAGAGAAACCTGACACGCGCTGTTTGTTAACAGGACCGCACATCAAAATCTTAGGTGTACCACCAGCAGTCCACACTTTCTGAATCACATTCTTGAGAATGGTTTCAGTAAATGTGCGCACTGTGCCATCTGTACGGGCGCTGTTTGGCAGCGTTGTGTAAGATGGGTCAGCACCGCCAGAGCCTTTGTCGGTGTTTGTTTTCACAAACGCGCCCAAAGAGGCCGTAGTACGGGCAGTTGTAGAATCACCAGCTGCGGCAATAGCGCCATTCAGCATGGAGAATTCTTGATCGCGCTTGATTTCAGCGCCACGCTTTGCGATCTGGTAAGCCAGTTCGCTGCGACGACCAGCCTTGTTCACCACTTCTTCAGTAGCTGACAAGATGATTGTCTTGCGTGAAATCTGTGCATAGTTTTGCAAACGCACAGTGGCAGTCACAGAGTCAAACGATGCAACATCGTCACCCTCTAACTGGGCATTGGCAGCAGCTGCGGCCAATGTATCGGTCTGCCACTCATACAAGCTGTTGGACACGTTCTCGCGGCCAATGTTGCTCATGTAAGGGGTTTCTTCGGGTGCAATGTTTGTGATCACATTGCTCAAGTCTTCGCGGATGCCCTTGGCCGAATAGGTCAAGAACGTATTGCTAACGATAGCCATAATTTCCTCATTTCAATAAAAGTTCAATTGCAGAAGCCGCGTCATCGACACGGCCAGTTTTTGCAAGACGCTGCTTTGCTCGCGTACTCTCAGTTGTTGTCGAAACCCGACCAGCTGCACCAGGCTTGGCTGTTCGTGGGCCATTGTTCACCACAGGCTTAATGCCTTGGCGTTTACTTACCATCTGGTCAAACAGTGCTGCTTTACGCAGCAACAAGACCAGTCGGTGGTCGTAAACGCTCTTCAAATCTTCATCGGTAAAGCCTGCTGCCTTCGCAGACTCAATCACCAGCGCCTTTTCGGCCTTTGCCTTCTTGGGGTCTTTCCAATCAGGTAAGGCTGCCAATAGAGCTTCTTGCTGGCTGGCAAGTTGGGCTTCCATGGCGCGCTGCTGTTCATACTGGGACACTTGAGAAAGTCGTTGCTGTTCGGACTGAATAGCACCTAATTTCTCTTGTCTCTCCCGCATGACTTCCTTTTGCCTCACCCACTCGATAGGGTCCTCATGATAGAGGCGCTCCAAATCGACTTGAGGCTCTGAAGACTGAAGTTGGGCTTGCAATGCTCCCAACAATTGAGCATATTGCTCACGCTCGGCTCGGACTGCATAGGTCTCTTGCTCGACTTGCTTTCGCACTTCGGCAATCTGCTGCGTTTTCCGAGTGTAGTCCTGAGTCCTGGAGTAGCCCTTTTGGAGTTCGTCTAGCGTGACAGAAACTTCCTTGCCGTCAACTTTGACAGTGAAAGTCTGTGGCTGTTCGCCCTCTTCGGTCTCTTCCTCTTCTCCTGACTGTTCCTCTGGGGTCTCTTCGTCTGGCGCGTCTTCCACACCAGACTCATCCTCCTCAGAAGCCGCTGCCTCTAAGTCCTCTTCAGACTCTTCGGCTGGCTGCGTCTCGTCAAGTTCTGCTTGTCCCTTTTGGGGGGCTAACATTGCCGAGATAGCACTGGTCGCATCGACCATATTCATTGCTTGTATTTCTGCCATAGTAATTTCTTAAATTAAGGTTTCTGTGATTTGCTGATAGCGTTCTGTGCAATTTTCCCGTTGTCCATTATCTTGATCAACTCTTGCCGCAGGCCGTCAATGGCCTGCAACATACACCACGCTGTCTCGCGCCTCCCAGACTCTTCGGGTTTCGATGAACGAAATGCCCAAAGTTGGTCGCCTTCTAATTTCGCAATTGCTGCATTGAGGGTTTCATCCTCCAGCAGCTGCTTGGCCTTTCGGCCTTTGTTTACCAGGTCTTCGTTTGTCACTTACTGTGCCATTCCTTGAAAGGTTGATGGGGGCATCATCTCAGGCGCTGGTGGCTGCGGCTGGGACACAAACTGTGCCGCCTGCTGCTGGGCCA